TCAGGCCTCCTCAACGTCGTGATACTCTTCGCACGCCTGCAGCGTGTTCTGGATCAGGGTGGCGACGGTCATCGGGCCAACGCCGCCGGGAACCGGGGTGATGTAGGACGCGCGTTCGGCGGCATCTTCATACACCACGTCGCCGACCACTTTGCCGCTTTCCAGACGGTTGATGCCGACATCGACCACAATCGCCCCTTCTTTAATCCACTCGCCAGGAATAAAGCCCGGTTTGCCCACCGCGACGATCAGCAGGTCGGCGTTTTCGACATGATGGCGCAGGTTTTTGGTAAAGCGGTGGGTGACGGTGGTGGTGCAGCCGGCCAGCAGCAGCTCCATGCTCATCGGGCGACCGACGATATTGGAGGCGCCAATGACCACCGCATTGAGGCCGTAGGTGTCGATATTGTAGCGTTCCAGCAAGGTCACGATACCGCGCGGAGTGCACGGACGCAGGCGCGGCGCGCGCTGGCACAGGCGGCCAACGTTGTAAGGATGGAAGCCGTCGACGTCTTTATCCGGCGCGATGCGCTCGAGAACTTTGACGTTATCGATCCCTGCCGGCAGGGGCAGCTGAACCAGAATACCGTCGATGGTCTTATCGGCATTCAGAGTGTCGATAAGCTCCAGCAGCTCGGCTTCGCTGGTGGTTTCCGGGAGATCGTAAGAGCGGGAGACGAAGCCCACTTCTTCACATGCTTTGCGCTTGCTGCCGACATAAATCTGCGAGGCAGGGTTGCTGCCGACCAGCACGACGGCCAGCCCAGGGGCGCGTTTTCCGGCCGCAACGCGAGCCTTCACTTTTTCCGCAACCTCAGAGCGTACCTGCTGCGCAATCGTTTTACCGTCAATAATTTTTGCTGCCATCAGAGAGAGGATTCCATCTGTATCTTTACGAAAGGGGGATGAGGATATTTTGTCAGAAGCGGGCCTCGCTGTCAGTCCTCGTTTGCTGTTTTATCCTGTCTGAGGCTAATTTAGCCTGTTATGACCATGGTTATTGCATGGTTATTGGTGCGTTGCGCCTGGCCACTGAGTCGATTTACGCGCGCATTAGCCCCGGCGGTATGCTTCTTGTACAGTTGGTGGGGGATATTTCGCCAGCGTCGTATAAGCCCCGCAGTTTCCTGGCAAAATGGATTGACTCGACCGACGTGGACCGTATAATTCCACGCGTTTCACTCCGCGAAGCACTTGCTTCTCAGGGCGCCCTTAGCTCAGCTGGATAGAGCAACGGCCTTCTAAGCCGTAGGTCACAGGTTCGAATCCTGTAGGGCGTGCCATTAAGAAACAAGCACTTACGCAAGTTTCAAACCAGCCTGATTTCCTCCTTGTGTCGTATTTGTGTCGCTAGCGCCAAAAATGGCGTCAATTTTCCGTGCATGTTCGGTCAGGTGGTTCGGTGCCAGGTGAGCATAACGACGCACCATCTCGATGCTCTCCCATCCTCCCATTTCCTGCAAAACAGAAAGCGGGACACCGGACTGGATCAGCCAGCTCGCCCAGGTGTGCCGGAGATCGTGAAAACGGAAATCCTCGATCCCCGCTTTTTTCAACCCGGCGCGCCAGGCGTTATTGTCATCCACCCGCATTTTTCTAACCGCGGGAGTTAGTGTTCCATCAGGGCGATGCTTTGCCGTGGTGTGAACGAACACCCACCGGGAGTGCTTCCCTATCTGATCCCTTAATACCCTGCATGCGGTATCATTCAGAGCTACGCCAATCGCCTTGCCCGCTTTTGCGTTCTCCGGATTTACCCATGCAACCTTTCTCTGCATATCGACCTGCTGCCACTCAAGCCCGATGATGTTTGAGCGGCGCAGGCCGGTTGCCAGTGCAAATATCACCACTGGCTTAATGCTCTCCGGCATGCACTCGATCAACCGCTCAGCTTCTTCTTTGGTCAGCCATCGTATCCGCTTACTGATCGGCTTGCGGGTTTTGATAACAGGAGCTGTTTTAATCCAGCCCCAGTCATTCGCCGCGGCCCTGAGAAGGGAACGAATGAAGGAAAGGTGTTGTGCCTTCGTAGCCTGAGAAACCTGCCGTGGTTTGTACTCCGGTATCGGCTTACCTTTCCTCAACGCGGCATCACGTTTACTCTCCCACACCTGCAGGTGCTTACGGTTGATCATCCCGTTAACGGCTTCATGAACTTCCTCCGCCGTTATCTTCGAGACATCACGGCCGGAAAAATGCTGCAGCCAAAACTCAATTTTGGTTTTGTCATCATCCAGCGATCGCTTATGGTCTTTTTCCCGCAGCCACCGGATGCAGCACTCTTCGAAGGTTCTGACGGGAAGGTCTCCGATCTGGTCAACCCGCCACGCTTCCGCCTTCAGCTTGTCGTGGAGCTCCTGAGCCTGCTTTTTGTCCCCCGTGCCAAGAGATCGCCTAACTCTTTTTCCTGACGGCGTAAAGAAATGACAGTGCCACACGCCGCCCCTGAGGGTGATTGACATAAAACTTCTCCTTTATGTTCACCCGCGTTCGCGATGACAGGATCGCGCGGGGTTTTCAAATATGCAATACACGCAGCCTCGGTCGTTCTGTACTTGTTGCCGACCTTACGGCCGGCTAGCTCCCCAGAATCAATCAGGCGGTAGATCACCCGAGCCGACACGATGAGCAAATCGGCGGCCTGCTGTGCTGTAATCGGTCTATCAGACGCCATATTCCCTCCCGGTTATGCCGCCCGCTGGGCGCGCAGCTTCTTAATGTGTTCGCTCTGCTCCAGTTCGGCGCGTATCTGGTGCGCTTCTTCGCAAGTGAGCGGCTCGAAATCGTTATTAAATCGGTCGATGCTTGCCGTGTTGATCCGACCCTGGCGCCAGTAACGCACTGTTCTGGTGTCGCAGCTGTGAATCAGAACCGGCCATCCGTGGCTGTCGGCGTAAACCTGGCCGCGCTGTATCAGTTTGAACATTACGCCCTCCGATGCTTACCACGTAATTCCTCTTCTTCTTGGCAATCAGCGCAGCGCTGACAACCCGCCACCAGTTCCCGGCGCCGAGCCGGTATCTCTTCCCCGCAGTCGCGGCAGTGAGTAGCTGAAACTGCGTTGTGGTTGATGCGACATTTCGCAATGGCGGCTTCCCGCTGGAGTTCCTCTAACTCGTTGGCCTGATCGATGATTTCTGGCATGTCAGCGCTCCTTTATATATCCGTTCAAAATACCTATCTCCACATAGAGATGGCTTGGCGTTAACCCAAGCTGCTTTATCAGCGGCATGCATCCGTTGAGGATCGGTCGTGATATCTCGTCGCAACTTAAAGCGGGATATGACCTCCGTTGTGCCTTAACCTCATCGTTGGCCCTGCGTGCGATGCTTCTGAGCGCATTTTTCTTTTCTTCTGGCGTCATGCGACCCCCATATAAGCGCGAATGAAAGCCGCAGCTGCCTGGGCGTTTATGGCGTTGCCGTAACCCTTCAGGCGGCCGACGCGGTTGCTGCTTGCCACTCTTGCCACCCCGGGCTCGACTCGTCCCATGCGTGCGGCAGCCCCATCAACCAGCGGGAATGTGCCGGGTTCAACTGGACGCCATTTGCCATCTCGACAAAAGAGCCAGTCCGCATCTCGCCAAAAACCGTTAACCTCAAGGGGCCGCAGGTGAACGCCTGGCGCGGCAACTGGTCCAGTCGCTCTTTCCCGTCCCGCAGCGCCGTCATTCCCGCCGAATCCTTCCAGTCGCGTGAGGTTGGTGTCACCCATGCCGCTAGCACTGCAAAGTCCTGTAGATTGGGCTGGCGACCAGCCTCCTTCCTCGCTATTACCTTTTTCCAGTCCTGGTAACAGTTTTTGATGTTGCTCGCCAGCGGGCTCGGCCACCCAGTAAGCTCGCTCTCTGATGTGCGGAGCACCGATGCCCGCTGACGTAAACGGCACAAGCCCGAAGGCGTATCCCATTCCTTCCAGGTCAGCTTGTACAAGGTCGAACCATGTGTTTGCGTTACCGCTTGCAACCTGTTCGCCAAAGACATGCTGAGGTCTGCGCTCGCTGATGAGGTGGAAGAAGTGGGGCCAAAGGTGCCGCTCGTCAGCAAACCCATCTCCTTTGCCTGCCGCGCTGAAAGGCTGGCACGGGCAGGAGCCAGTCCAGACCGAGCGATCGTCAGGCCATCCGGCGAGGCGGAGGGAATGGGACCAGACGCCGATACCGGCGAAAAAGTGGCACTGGGTAAATCCTCTGAGGTCGTCAGGTGTGACATCTTCAATACTCCGTTCGTCAACTTCGCCCGGGGCGATATGCCCGGCGGCTATGAGGTTACGCAGCCACTGCGCCGCGAATGGGTCGATCTCGTTGTAGTAAGCTGCCGCGCTCATGCTGCCTCCGTCTTCACAACGTCAATGGCGCAGCCAGGTATCAGCTCAACGGAAGCGACGGCGCACTGGTTCCCCCAGTGGCTCCAGCCTGGCGCTGCGCTGCGGCTGAAAAGCTCAATCCGTGGCACGTCGCCGTAGAGCAACTCCAGTCGGTGGCGAACTTCCCACGGTTTCTCGCTGTGCGCGCCGAGTGGGCTGTAGACCACCTGCTTAATGCCGGCGTGCTTGCGTTCCAGCCCGGCGCCGCGAGTGGCGATCAGCACGTCTTCGGTATTGGCGCGGGTGTGGTTGCCGCCGTTCATTCGTGTCTCTGCATTAAGCAGGGCGAGGAAGTCGTAAAAATCGGTCACATCGCCCTCTGCCAGAGCCTTGGTAATGCGCAGTTCGGCCAGCTGGTTCAACTTCACCCAGGTGAAGCCCTTCATTGTGCGCACCGTAAAGCCCCAGGCCTCGGCCAGCTCGATCGCCTCCTGGTTGTGGGTGCCGGTGTACCACATCGCCAGCACAGCGTTATCCGCGGCGAGCTCCCACACCGGGAGCCGCTTCATATCGAGCAAGCTCATGGTGGGGTAGTGGTCGACGGCGGCGCCGTTGCTAATCGTGTTCCCGTAAGACCAGGCCGGGTCGGCATAGATAAGTGAGTAGCGGTTCATAGGACTGACTCCATTTCATCGATATAGAGGCCAGATGCGATAAGCCGGCGGCGACGTGCCGCTTTATCTATACATTTCTGACGGTTGCCAGAAGCGGCCTGAGCTATCGAGCGCTTAGTGAACAGGCGCGTTTTACCCTGCGGGGTAATGACCTTTGGTCTTGTGATCAGGTCAAAGGTGCGATCGCATATGCCATCCTCGTTGAGCCAGGTTTCCGATGCGATCAGCTGCGCAATGCGGCCTTCTCCCTTGGTTATGCCGTTCGCAACGCGGTTAAATTCAACAAGCGTCACGCCGAACTTCTCCGCTATTTCGCTGCCGGTAACAGGGCGGCCGCGCGTCTGGATCATCCAGATCACACGCTCGCGAAGGCCGGAGAATTTCCCTTCTTTGCCGGGCCTGCGGTAAAATGGAGTGCGTTTCATTTCCACTGCTCCCCGAAGGTAAAGCCGATCTCCGCCAGCGATTCATCCATCTTGCTGATGAACTCCGGCACCATTTCGTTGAAGTCGGACATGTATTTGTCGTCGCGCTCAACAACCACGTGGTGAATGCCTTCTCGCTTCATGCGAGGGTCATAATTTGCGAAATACCAGGCATCCTTCCCGGTTACCCACATGCTGAATTGCACCTGGGCCATGTAGGCGGATTTGATAGCCTCGAAGCCGCCAAGCCGGAATTTCATGAAGTCGCGAGAGGTGAAAGGGCACTTCAGCTCAAGGCCGCGACCATCACTGCACAGGCCGTCTGGTGAGCAGGCGGTGCGCATACCTTCGTCACGGAAGAGGATCGGCGACTCGGTTACCTTCACGTCGGTGGTGAACTCAAACAGGGTACGAGCGTCGTCCTCGTACTGTTTTCCCCAGGCCAGCGCCTTGGCGTTAACTTCCGGCGCCGCGCCGGTGCAAACCTCTGCGAGTAGCGTGTGGAAATAGGACATTTTCATGTCAGTCCACTTGGTGCCCGATCTCGGCTTCGAAATGACGTTATGGACTTCCGAGGCGGTGATCACGCCGAGGCGTAAGCGGTGCCAGGATTCATCTCCCTGTTCTACGCGGGTAACGTCAATGCCAGTGCGTGCAAGGATAATTTCTGGTGTCATGCTGCCACCTGCGCTTTTTTCTGGAGGAAGCTAAAGCCTTTCTGCGCTTCTTCTTCGGTGAGCTGTGATGCATGGAAAATGTCACGCTTGAAGATGTTGCTGCACAGAGGCAGAAAGTCCTGTTCCCAGTCCTTATTCATGGACGTCAGGAGGTCGGTAATTGCCTGCAGCGTTTCCTCACTGGCCACCAGGGGGAGCGCTTCTGTAGTGCTACGCGGCGTCACGTCACGCGCATCCACTTCCAGCGTTTTACCTTCCATCTCTTCGGCAGTGGGCTGCTGGCCAATTTCAGGCCACGCCTTACGCAGAGCCTGGGCCTCGGCACACTTCGCCAGCTGGCCATAAGGGCGCTTTTTCCACATTGCGTTTGGCGCGGTAGTGTCGCGGCCGGCGGTGGCGTAGTTCTCAATCCAGTATTCTTTCGCACTGAATTCGACGATCTCCCCGCTCGGCATGCGCTTGCTGACCGTGTACTTGCACCATTTAGGGACAGTCACCTCAACACCAGTAAGCGTCAGAGTGACGTCCGGGCCGAACTCTGGTTCTTTTGCGCCAGCGTAATCACCGGAGCGATCGGCCTGAATCCGATAAAGCCCGATGCCCGGCATAACCACATCGCGCCACTCGCTTTTACCCGACTTCGAGTCCTTAACGCTCATTGGCACCAGATGAACGGGCTTCAGAAGCGGATCGAGGTTTCTGGCCCGGCAGTAGTCCAGTGCCATCATCACCGACTCATCCTTGGCGCCAGGGTAAATACTGTTTTTGAGGGCGCTCCAGGTAGCGCCGTCAATGCCTCGCTCAGCAAGAGAGCTGGCTGTAATCACAAGTTCGTTAGCCATTGCTATTCCCCAAAGTTAAAACGGGCAGCCGGTGCGGTGTTCCCAGTCATATTCCGCCTGGGCGTAAGCTACTGCCGAGATGAGATCGTTATATGCCTCGCCAGCTGCATCGCTGCGGAGGCCTTCGTATGGGCTTTTGTCCATCGGCACAGAGAATCGGAACAGGCCTGACGGCTCTTTCGGCAGGGCGTCGATAATTTCCTGCGCCCGATCGTCAATCCACTTTTGCTTCTCTTCAGTGAGCGTTTGTTCAGCCCACTTACGCTCTTCGATCACGTCATATGCGCGGTATGCGTTCATAACCACCTCAGTATTTGATGGTTGTAGCCGGGACTTTCCCGAGAGCTACAGCAATGATGCAGGCTTTAGCCCATTCATGAGGGATGCCCTGATTGATAAGAGCCTGTACCGCTGCTGTATTTATTCCGCGGCGATGTTCAACATCAGCGGCGCGGCGCGATTCTTCTTCGGCCTTGCGCTTCTCCTCAGCCAGACGGGCCTGTTCGCGCTGCTCTGCCTCGCGGCGGATGCGATCGGCTTCTTCCTGTGCTTTGCGGCGTTCTGCCTCCACAGCGGCCTGCTTTTCACGCTCCGCACGCTCAGCTGCTTCTCTCTGTTCACGTTCTGCTCGCTCTTTGGCCAAAATCGCTTCTCGCTCTCTGGCGGCTGCGGCGTCAATTTCACGCTGCGCCTGTTCCGCTGCTTCACGCTTCGCTTTCTCTTCTGCCAGGCGCTTAATCTCTTCTTCTCGGGCAACGCGCTGGCGCTCGGCTTCTGCTTTTTTCTCGGCCTGTTCGCGGTCGAAAGCGTCATTCATCAGCAGGGCCATTTCGTGGTCAGACTCAATCCGAGCAGCCAGCTGCCGATCGAACTCTTCATTCATGACCAGCGCTTCGGCATGCAGTGCGTTCATGGCTTCTTCGGCCTTAATGCGCTCCTGCTCTGCTTCCCATTCGGTCAGCGGGCGACGCACTTCATCTTTCAGCGCATCGAGACGCTCACGGACAACGCGGCGGCTTTCGTCGATCTGCTTTGGCAGAGCCTTCAGCTCAGCGACCAGGTCTTTACCTGCGTTGTCGATGTAAGTTTTAGAGCGCGCAACCTTGTGAGCCATGGATGCGATGGCGTCGCGGCCTTTTTTTGTGGTCACGTCCGGCACCAGGCTGCGAGCCTCTTTTTCGATCGCTTCAATAAGCGGGTCGAGCTGGTCGTTATTGGTGAAAACCGCCATCGCGTTCTTTTTCTCGATGACGACTAAATCCATTATTTCGCTCATGGTTTACCCTGAAATTTGGTTGTGAAACGCCCGGCACCGAAATGGCTGCCTGATAGCTCAGTTAAATTCGTGCGCTGATATGCGCGGTTAATGCGTCCCGGCTGGAACCAGGTTCGGTTCGATACTGCGTGAAGCGTATGGCCGGCGGATGTGGCGCAAATTGCCCTGCGGCTCATGCCAGTAGCTGCCGTCGCGATAGTCGAAGCTGACCAGCCAGGCGGCGCCGGTGCGGCGATTGCGCATCATCACGGCGCGTCCGCTGTTAGGAATTGAGTTAGCCATTGAACACCCCCGTAGCGTGCAGAATTTTGATAATCAACGCTGTCCAGATAACTCCGCAGATCAGCAGGCAGTAAATCAGTGAACGAATGCCGTTTCTGCTCATACCGCACCCCAGCACTGAACGCTTACGAATGCGACCAAAGCCAACAACAGTGCCACCTTCACCTTGAATCTGTTCCACGCAGGAACCTCATGTTCTCGGATCATCTCTTCACCTTTGCCTTATCGCGGCTAACGGGACGTTTTGACTTCACCCCGGCGTTGCCGGTGTTGTTTGGATGAGTTAATTTAAAACCATAGTTGTTTTATAGTCAACAACAATAGTTGTTTAAATGGCTGTGATGGTTTTATTTGGTTGTTTTTATTGGTTATTTATTTTTGTAAAGCGTGCTGGTAAGCTCAAAAAAACGCCAAAGAGGGCAGCGCCATGTCGAATGAGGATGAGTTTTTCGCAGAAATGCACCCGCAGATAGCGCAGGTCATCGGGATAGCGGTTATGCAACTGCTGGTTGAGAAGCGCGAGCCATCAAGAGAGGCGCTGATAGAGATGATTCAGGTGTTGTGGCAGGGAAACAGGGTAGAACTGGCTGTGGAGCTGGCACTGGACGTGCTGATACTGAGGGAAGAGTAG